TACGCATTCATTGCCGTCGTCAGAGCGTCAACGGACGTTACCATATCCGTTACACCGCCAACGGCTAACTTGTTCGCTGTGTCTAGAATTCTTTGTGCTTCAGCCGCACCACCAGCACCGGCGGAAATCGCTTGGTAATAGGCTTTGACTTGATTGGTGGCGCTGCCACCGTACAAAGTAACAAAGTCTCTAGAGGTCTCTCTAATTCTGGCTAACTCACCGTCAACACCGCTCAATAGTGTTGATGTTTCCGCTAGCGCTCTATCGAATTCGAGAAATGTAGTAAGAGCGGTTCTTACGCCAAAAGCCGCAGAAAACGCGGCCCCCATTTGTTTGGCATTTCGGGCTACATCGTCAAATTCTTTGCCCGTCGCCCGTGCTTGTTTGGCGACTTGGGGCATTCCTTGGTTACCTGCCCTGACGAAACGCCCAAGCTCTTCCCGTGCTCTTTCAGCCGAACCCTCAATCTTATCATTAGTGCCAACAACACCAAGGCCAGCCTGCCGATACTGAGCAGCACCTGAAACGGCACCGCTAGGGTCAAACGCTAGGCCTACTGTTCTTACTGACATTTGACAAGTGTTCCTTGTACACAGACGCCAACGAACGCATTACAGAAATAAACACTTCCCTTTGGTAAAAGGAGGTGATTTCGTAATGTTTCATCAGAGCCAATATTGATGGCATTTTAAGCGGGTTATCGAGTGTGATCTCGCCCGCGAGGTGCCAAAAAGCGCGATAATAAAATTCGAGCCCTTGGCTTAATTTGGGGGCCTTAACAAGGCATTTAGGCTGATGGCTGTAATCAGCTCTAGCTAGTTCAATATGCCAGTCTATATGCTGGCCATTCTTTAGCTCCCATTCGAGAGCTTCCTTTAGTTTTTTACCGCTTGCCTCTTAAGCTGGAAGCTTTCTCGCTGAGTGGCCTGTCTGCAAAGCTTATCAAAGATAACGGAGCCTTTTTTGCTGGTCACAAATCCAACGAAGTTATCACGATTGGCGGCAATTGGCTGCCCCCCCGACTTCATTGTAGTACTCCATGAGGCGATACAGGTATCGTGTACCAATTCAGCAAAAAGTCGCCTGCCCTCCTCTTTGGAAAGATCCTCGCCTTTTTCGGCTACAGCCTGAACGGCTGCGCCATTGGTGTATTTCTCATTTTCAGGCGAAAGCCAACGACAAAAGAAAGTCACTGAACCACTTTTACCTTCATCAAAGGTGAATTCCTGGCCTTCGTCGAAAGCTAGGTTGTCGTCGTAGTCGTACTGATCAAGACCGTCGATCTCAAAGGTTGACATCTTTTTCTTTCTTAAATGTGGATTTTGGAAGCTCGATTAGGCCTGAAGCGGCCCACTCTTGCGCTTTATCTTTAGGAACGTCTTCAGGGTTCCTAATTCTGACTTCTTCGCCGTCGATAACGGCAAAAAATGGCTTAACAATTTTCATTAGATACCCCTTGTAATCTTCCAAGTTGCACCAATGCCTGCTTCATCTCTGATTGCGTCCATCGTGAAGTTGATCATAGAGTCGCCGGTGGTTAGTGTCGGCATGTCTGCGTTGATATACAGCTTGGGAACGTTGATTCGATACTTAGAGCCCGCGCTATTGCCTAGCTCGGATGTTAGAGACACTTCGGTGTGGTTTTTAACAGCGTCCCATAGCGCCATATTATCAAAATAGGCTTCTACAGTTACCTGCAACTGAGGCTCTCCAAATGATAACTCCCCAGACGCACAAGTGCCGAGGTGAGGAGTAAATTCGTGATTGTTACTCCAATTGTAAGTAATCTTCTTAACTGTGGCTGTCGCGCCAAGGTTTCCAATCGCCAAATTGGCAAAGCCCGCACAGACGTTGATCACTTCAACAGAACTAGGGTCAGGATAGGTGGCCCCCACCACAGCTGCACCACTGGTGGCTGTCATGCCCATCATGCCAGCTTGCCAGGTGACTTTCTTCTGAAATTCAGCATCAATGGTCAATGTGTTAGCGTGAACGCCGTTGAACCTAAAATGGTTGTTTGTGCTGCCGGTTTTTAGCATTCGCTCCCAAGTCACCGGGTTCCGGTCCTGGGCATTTGTGATGATGTTACTGGTCCAGGTGCTACGAAGAGCGTTTTCAAGCAGCCAGTCTATTTCACCATAAACCATCTCTGCGCCAAGGTTCCCTTCAACGGTGTATCCATCACTAGATACGTGCGTTTGGTCCCCATGTGAGGCTAGGTTTGCTGAACCTTCCTTGATGTACCTTTGATTGATACTGTCTTCGGTAAGGTGCATTTGTTGGAAGACTGGAGTTGCTACAGTTGAGCCCTCCGTGGTTTCTGCCGCCCAGCTGGAACGGCCACGCGCGGCGCGTGCTATATTGGTCATTGACTTAATCCTTTAAGATTTAATGATTGGTCTCGTCTCGAATGAACGGACAAGCGATTGTTCTTGTGGTTAGCTTTTGTCTTGTGGACTCGCCGACGGGATACGGCGTGAAAAACTCAAGATTTGAGAAATGTTTATTAAGAAACACCGCTGAAACGGCGTCGATCAGTTGTGTAAAGCCTTTTTCACCCGCATCTGAAGGCCCATGGATCTGCACCAGCAACGTTCCTGCGTAGCGCCCAATATTATTGCCAGGCGCACCGACGCTAACCGTTTCCCCCCGTCCATTGTCGATATGAAGCTGAATAGAAAATTCGTCTTCCGGCACTACGAATTTATGCCTTGGGTATCCTACCTTCTCAGACCGCCCCCAATTGGTCTTAAAGTGGTCGGTTATATTCTGGCGTTCTGTTTCGTAGCTCATAAACCACCAACGGAAATGCCTAGATCCAGGTGCGCTATCTCTGTCGCAATCGTGTCAATCCAACCTTCTGGGGCCTGCAATGAATGACCTGTCGCGAGCGGAATAGCGTATTCGGTGCTATTGGTAACATAGGTCATTTGAATAGTGCTGACCCCTTCTATTACGGCCTCGCCTTCGGCCACGGTATTAGCTCTAATCTCATTTGTCGTTGTATCATCAATACTGCCAACGCTTACATTCCATTGTGAGCGAAAGTAACCCGTGTTGACGGGGCTCCTTTTAACCGCCTGGCCGAACCCGTAAAGCATGACTGCTTGTAAGTTTTCGACAATGTAATCGGTCTCGACGTATTCCATATCAGCCATCATAGCTGCGTTAGCTTGGTCAACTGTCATCGCCATTATTCTAAGACCAATCCCCAAAGGCCACCAACTTCTACTATGTCGCCGACTTGAGCGACTTTGTATGTGTCGGCACCAACTGTAATCGTGTCTGTTTTTTCGGGGGCGGTTGTGAACCCAATAGCTAAAGCTGGCTTTTGGTTTGGCCCAACTGTTAAAGCTGGGTAATCGTCCATAAGCTGCTTTGACGTGGTGAATATTAAGCGCCCCTCATAAGCTGTCGATGCACCATCTGAAAACGTGTCTGTGGCTGTGTCATGAACGCTGCCGGTCACTTTTGTAAGTGTAGCCGTTTTGACCACACCATCACTAAATTCAATCGCAACGGCGTCAAAAGCCTCTTTGGCTATCTCTGCTACTGTGGTCATGAGCGCAACATCTCAACGGAGTTTGAATTGCTTGTAATGAAGTCACTTAACAGACCTTGAACGGACCTAATTACGGTCCTTGAACTACCTCCGCCAACGAACTTCTTTTCTGTTTCAACAGGCCCAGCTTTAACTCGGCTTTCAGAGATGCCGGTTGTGTCAACTGGTTGTAGGTTAGTCCCTTTTATGGCCTGCAACGCGGCCTCAAAGCAGGCATTCCTAATAAACACAGGTATAGCCGTTGATGACACGGCATAGCCGTTTCTGTCTGTGACGTTGATGCGAGGCCACTCGAGCGCTTGAGCGCTTGTGGCTTTAGTCCCGATAAAGTCAAATTGATGATCAAGATAATCTGTCGCTTTGATCAAAGCAGCCTGCTTGGCGGCATCAGTGCCAGTCCAGGCTGTAATGCTTCTGTCGGCAAAATAGTTATCGGCATCAGACACAGTGCCATAGGAATTTGCACTAGCGCCGCCTACTGTTGTGTCAAAAGCCATAGTAAATTCCCTAAAAGGAGAAGGGGCCAGCCGAAGCCAGCCCCAAATTAGACTACTGGGGTTAGCCCATCAGAATAGCAATATACTCGTCTTTCCAGGCCTTTTTACCCCATGTGGCTGAGACGTTGATCATCATCTTCTGGAAACCTTTGTAGACTGCGATATCAAAGATGAGGCCGGAGTGGTCATCTTGAACAACAAGTCTCTCAGAGGCCGCATCACCACCAGGAGGAACCGCAGGCGCACGCATGGCCAGTTCTAGAGCTGCTTGGTGCATAGCCACGTTTGCCGTAAAGTTGTTACCAACAGTTATGGCGCTGTTATCCGCAACCGCTGTTCGTAGGCCTGGGCCGTTAATGACAAGCGGGGTCGCAGAGGCATCCGCTTTGACAACATAGTTGTTAGCATCGCCGTTGAACGTCACGACATCACCAGCATTAAACGCACCGGACCCCGTGTCAAATGCGATTGACGTGTCGCCAATAGCTAAAGACGCGGAATTTGCGAGACGGCCTGATGCACTGCCTTTTGTGTGCGTCTTAACCTGTGCAGATTCACGCAGTGCTAGACCTTGGAGATCAAGCAGCACGCCTTGGCGAAGCATTTGATCACCGCCAGCTTCGTTTGCCTTCTGCAACTGAGCTAGGTTTCTGAGATTAGTTCCTGCTGCTGAATTCAAAATCAAAGAGGCGCGGCCATCATTTGACGGCATACCGTTATCAACAAGAACCTGACGAACCTTTGCCACATCATTAAAGTTTGATCCAAAAGGCGTTGTACCAGCTGTGCCAACTGCTCGTGACGCGCTCTGGTAAGCCGCCTGTGCCAGGTCAGCTTCAATCTCGTTCACAAGAGCTCGCATTGCCTGCAACACCTGGTCCCCATAAACGGTTTCAAAACCAGAACCATTGTTGACGTGCTTGATATCTTCACCAGTCCATGGGATTTGCACCCCACGTGATTTATCAAGTGTCAGGGTTTTGCTGTCGACCGTTTGATCGGTTCCTTCTGGAATCGTCATAGCTGGTGTCTGGTCCCCAACAGTCGCAGAACGTGTGAAGTGTGACCGGACAGTATCGCCTTTAGCCGCCTGTTCCGAACTGTCGGAGTTGATAGTGCAAGCCGGAATAAAACCGACCAATTCACGGCCAATGACATCTGCACTTTTGTAAATGTCGGCGGCCAAATCAGTAAGAACGTTTGCCATTCTATAATTTTCCTATACCTATTTTAAAGAAAGATTTGGCCAATGGCCAAGGACGCCACTAAGCGCCTAATCAACCACCTTGACGCCTTCCAAAGCTACCTTCTTTCGATCACTGTGTGAAAGAGCCTGAAATTCGTTCATTGTGATTGTTTTACTACCACCAGCGGCACCACCCGGCTTGGGGTTCGGTCCTGTTGGCTTTGCGACGAATCGTTTTCCGTCATCTGTAGAAGCCCAACCCTTAACAAACTCGTCTAGGGATTGCGGGCCTAGATCTGTGTCTACCGAGGCCTTGAAAACACCGTCTGACTCTTCAAGCTCAATCTTAGCCTTGCTCAATAGAAGCGCTTGGGCTGCGTCCTTAAAGCTTGGGTCAATTGACGCTTGGTCGAGCGCGTCCGCCAACCCTTGATGAATAGTCATCTTGTGAATGCTGGCTTTGTACTTCTCATTCTCAGACTTAAGAGGGTCAACAGCAGCGGCCATTTTGGCTTCATAAGCTTTAGCCTGAGCCTCTAGCCTTGCTCGAATTACCTCTTCGTCCGGCCTGCCTTCCTTCGCCTCTGCCGCCTCTTTGAGGGTGTTGTAAGCATCAAGGTTAAAGTCCTCGGGCAAACCGTCAAAACGAGCCTCTAGAGCCTCTTTTTCGGCTCTAAGCTTGTCTCTAGCTGCCCTGTTTGACTTGTTAGCAGTGACGACGCCGCGAACGGCTGGGTGGTTGTCAACGCCTTCGATATCCAGCTTAAAGCCGTCTCCGTCCTCGACGTAATAGGTTTTCAGGCTGTCATCAACGTTGTCTAGGTTCTCTACAGTTGCGAGGATTCCCATCGGGAGTTTCTCCATAAAAAAAGACCGGCATCGCCAGTCTGTTAAAGTTTGATCCATCGGATCGATTGGGCATAAAAAAAGGCCGCCTAAAGCGACCCTCGTTTATCTCTGTGTTAGCGCTCACCAGTCCCAAAGAACATGGTCACAATTCGCGCATCGTGTTTGTTTGTTCCCGCCTACAGGTTTTCCGTTCCTGATATGGCGGCCTAAAGTAACGTCATAGCTTGCTCTGCTGTCACACTCTGGGCATACAAGCAAATCTATGTCGTTTTCAGACTTCTTTCTGTATTCTTTTGGCTTAGCGCCACCTTCGACGATTTTGAGCCTAGACACTTTTTTTTGCCTGCTTCTCCGCCGCCTGCTTTTTGCGCAGCTCCACAAGTTCCGCGTAGCCTCCACGAGCTAATCTCCTCGGAATCAACGCTCTGCCATCTGAGTTCGCGAGATACCCTTTGCGAACGCCACAAGACACAGCTTCGTAAAGCGTGGAGGTACAGCAACTGCCGGAACCAACCAGACTGTGATAATGCTCCCAACAATCTTGCAGCGCGTAAAAAACACACCCCCCATCATCTGTTTCCTCTAGTCCTGCTTTCATCAACTCTGAAAAAAGGTCTTCTACAAGAAATTTTAACTGTTCTATGTCTGGGTGGCTCATGCCGCCAATTTCGCTGCTTCCCAAGCGTCTGGCTCTCTCTGTCTCAACTGGTCTAGTGTTAATTCCTTGCCGTTGCGGTCGACAAATCTATCTAGATCTATCTTGCCTCGACGGAACAATTGAGCCTTTTTAACACCAAGCACGTCTTCTTGAAAGTCCTTTGGCTGTTTTCTTAACCAACTTGAGTAGGTTAGATCACCAGCAACTTGACCATTCATAGAGGCTCTTTGGCCTGCTGGAAGGCCCTTAACCCCCAAGGCACTCCAACTTTTTATGATTGGTATAGTCGTTGATCTGCAATTCAGGTGCGCCGGTGGCCTTGGCCCTTTATCAACATCAAACACCATACCATCACGGCTTCGGCAGATAGCGCTTGTTCTGCCATCAAGTGTTGACACCCA